GACAATACCCATGTCATTACCAGGAGTACCTGTAGTGCCTGTGCCTAATTCTATTAATCTATCTTCAATAGTTGAGTTAGTTGTTGATAGTGTTGTTGTTGTTCCGTTTACGGTTAAGTTACCTGTTATTACAGCATTACCACCAACTGATACATTACCATTAAATGTGGCTGCACCAGCGTCTGACATATCTAAAGTTAATGCTGTGATAGCAGAACCACCATCATCACCTATAAACTTAATGTCTTTATCTTGTGTAGAAACTTTTATCTCAAAGTCAGTTGAGTTGTTTGAAAATCTACCAAATTCTGTACCACCATCTTTTAATATGATGTCAGCACCATCGGCGTCTAAATTAATATCTCCTGCACTATCTAAAGTGATTGTAGAACCATCTATTTCTTCTATTACAGGAGTTGTAAGTGTCTTATTAGTTAAAGTCTGTGAGCCTGCTAAAGTAGCAACCGTAGAGTCTATTGCGATTGAAATCTGATTATTTGAAACGGTTGTATCAACTCCTGTGCCACCAGCAAATGTTAATGTTTGACCTGAAGTAAATGCGTCATCTGAACCACTATCAGCAGAAAGTGTAAATGATACGTTTACAGCGTCAACATATGCCTTAATAGATTGTTGCGTTGCAAGTTGCGTAGCAGAGTTAGAACTTAAATCGTCTTCATCTAGTATAGCAGTACCACTAACACCTGTATTCAATACTGGACTTGTTAATGTTTTATTTGTTAGAGTATCTGTAGTAGCTCTACCAACTAAAGTGTCAGCAGTTGTAGGTAAAGTTAATGTATTACTATTATTTGTAATAGTAGATATAACTGGTGCAGTTAAAGTTTTGTTTGTTAAAGTCTGTGTAGCAGTCAACAATGCAATAGCATTTGTATTAGATAAGTCAGTACTTGCAATTGTTATATTACCTGTACCGTCAAAACTTTGTCCTGCAATTGTTCTAGCAGTTGCAAGAGCAGTTGCTGTGTCAGCATTACCTGTTACGTCACCTGTGATATTACCAGTAAATGTACCAGCGATTGCGCCTGTACCTGTAATCGTAGGACTAGTTAAAGTTTTGTTTGTTAATGTTTGAGTACCTGCTAATGTAGCAACCGTAGAGTCTATTGCAACCGTTAGTGTGTTGCCAGAACCAGACGTATCTATACCAGTACCACCAGTAAACGTCATTGTTTCTGAATCTAAATCTATTGAAAGAGCACCACCAGAGTCTCCTTGAAAATCTAAATCAGAAGCAGTTACTTGTGAATCTACGTATGCCTTAATTGATTGTTGCGTTGCTAGTGACGTTGCACTATTAGATGACATATCATCTTCATCAGCAATCGCAGTTATACCATCTAATAAGTTTAATTCTGTAGAAGTAGCCGTTAGTGCTACATTCTCATTGAACTTAGGAGATGTAAGAGTTTTGTTTGTTAGTGTAGCAGTTGTACCAGAAAATAAAGTATCTAATTGAGCAAGTGTAACACGACCTTCGGTACCACCATCTGACAACATAAGTAGGTCAGTAGTTTGAAGTGTAGCACCTGTTAAGTCTGTTGCACCATCAATGTTTATGATTGCCTCAACAGCACCAAATTCTATTGCGTTACCAGCACCATTAACTTTTAAAACCTGTCCTGCAGAACCTATAGATAAAGAGGCACCTAAACCACCATGTGTTAGAGGTACAAATTCGCCTGATTGATATTCTGCTAGTCCTGTTACATTTGATCCTGAAAACGTTGCTCGTACTGGTACTTTAGCTGTCATCTATTATATCTCCGATAATTCAGGCATATGACCTGGTCTTACTGTTGTTACTGCTGTGCCACTTGCATTTGTAAAAGGCATATAAAAAGATTGTGTAACAACATGGTCTAAAAAACCATTTATAGTTGTCATGTCTTTATTATTAGTCATTTGTATATGTGATATTGTTCCGTCAGTTTTAGTAAATGGTACTCTACCTTTTACGTCATGGTCATATTCATTGACCCATGCAGTACCATTATAAGCAAGAATTTGTGCAGAACCTAAACTTGAAACAGTTACGTTTGTTAAAGATTGTATAGTAGAAATATCAGAAGCAGCTGCGCCACCGATTTCTTTAATTGTACCACTATCGTTTATGTAAAACTTTTGTGATGAAGTATCAATCGCAACTTCACGTGCCGCCAAATCACTTGTCGTAGGAGCACTTGTACCTGTCTTTAACTTAATAACTGTCGCCATATATCTCTCTTATATAAACGATTAGTAAGTTCCGCCGTCTATGTCGCCGTATGTTACGTTACTACCGTTTGATTGTAAAATTTTTCCATTATTACCAAGTGCTAATTTAGCAAGTGTATTAGCGCCACTTGCATACAAAATATCACCAGTAGTGTAAGAAGATTGTCCTGTACCACCATATACTTCGTCAATAACTGTACCTTGCCAAGTACCAGTTGCAATCGTACCTAAAGTAGTGATTGATGTTTGACCAGAGTATGATGTTTTAATTCTTAATGCGTCTGAAGCAACTTCAATAGTTGAGTCATCTACAGCAACATCTAACTGATTACCTGTTTTAGTTAAGGCAGCACCAGCAGATATTTGACCAGCACCAGAGAATTGTTCAACTGTTATGTCAGTTGTTCCTAATGTTGGAGTACCGTTGTGTGTAAATACATAACCATTGTCAGCATTTGCAGTACCAGCTTCAACGAATGTGAAAGCACCACCAGTTATTTCAGAAGCTGCGTCAGCGTCTGGTGTTCTAGTTAATACGTATGCCGCAGAACCAGAACCAACTGTTGTTACTTTATAGATACCATTTTCAGTTGCGTCTGTTTGATCTTTTAATAAGATTCTGTCATCTACTGAAGGTGTTACACCATCTACAGATAATGCACCGTTTGATCCTGCAGTTATAGTACCAGCACCGTTATTGTATGTACCAGCAATGTTTGCTGTTGAAGCTAATCTAACAGAAGCTTTTACATCTAAACCATTTGCAACACTATCAACATATGCTTTTGTAGCAGCGTCTTGTGCTGAAGATGGATCAGTTACGTTTGTTATTCTACTTGAATTAACATCAACAGTACCAGTACCTTTAGGGTCAAGTATTAAGTCAATGTTTGAGTCATCACCAGCAGTTCCTATTGTTACACCATTACCTGTAGCCGAGTTTGTAATTTCAACAGCATTGACAGCATTTGAAGTTTGTTGAAATAGTATCTGTTCATTACCACTTGCGTCAGTAATTGCACCAGCGTCAGCAAATTTAGGTGTTGTTAATGTAGGACTTGTTAATGTTTTATTTGTTAAAGTTTGTGATCCTGTAAGTGTAGCAACTGTACTATCAATCGCAACTGTTAATGTGTTACCAGAACCAGATGTATCAATACCAGTTCCTCCAGCGATTGTAAGTGTTTCAGAATCTAAATCTATGTTTAATGCACCACCAGAGTCACCTTGGAAGTCAAGGTCTTGTGCCGTTACTTGTGAATCAACATATGCTTTAATAGATTGTTGAGAAGCAACTGCTGTAGCACTATCTGAACTTAAATCGTCTTCATCTAAAAATGCACTACCACTTAATGTACCATTTAAAACTGGAGACGTTAATGTTTTGTTTGATAATGTTTCTGAATTATCTAATAATGAAACTGTACCAGTAGCATTCGGTAGAGTAATTGTTCTATCTGCCGTTGGGTCTGTTACTGTTAATGTAGTTTCATTTGCGTCATTTGTTGAACCTTCAAATACAATTGAACTATCAGTAATTTGCAAACCAGAAACATTTGGTGCTGTAATTGTTTTGTTAGTTAATGTTTGAGAACCAGTTAATGTTGCAACCGTACTATCAATAGCAAAAGTTACAGTATCACCAGAAACTGAAGTATCAATACCAGTACCACCAGTAAATGTTAATGTGTCTGTACCTAATCTAACACCATCATCTGTACCACTATCAGCAGCAATATCTAATGTTGTTGATATAGAAGCAGTACCAGCCGCTGTTAAACGACCTTGAGCATCCACAGTAAATGTTGGAATTGCAGTTGATGATCCATAAGATCCTGCAGTTACAGCTGTGTCATCTAAATCAATTGAAATCTGATTGTTTGATACGGTTGTTGTAATTCCTGTATCACCAGCAAAAGTTAATGTTTCGCCAGTATTAAATGTGTCATTTGAACCACTATCAGCAGCGATTGTAAAACTAGATGTAATTGTACCAAATGATAAGTTACCAGAACCATCTGTTTTTAAGAATTGACCATCAGAACCATCTGTACCAGGTAAAGTAAAAGTTAAACTACTTGCAACACTATTGGGAGCTTTTAATGCTACGAAGTGAGCACCGTTATCGGTACCTTCGTTTAACTTAATTGTACCACCTGTAGAGGCATTATTACCAATTAATAATTCGTCTATTCTCTTACTAGAATCTACTATTATACCAGATGAAGCAGTTAATGTACCATGTGCATGGTCCATCAATTGAGTATAGTATTGTCCGCCTATCTGAATTGCTGAATTTGATGTTGATGATGGATCACCTATGAATAATCGTAATCCGTTACCACCAGCGCCTGTACTGGCTGCCGAGGTATCATAAACGTAGGCAAGTTCCCCTTGCTCTAGACCTGAAGGCGCCGAAGCACCTGTGGTTCGTTTAATTTTTATAATTGTTGCCATTTTCTCTCCCTATTAAAATGTGCCACCGTTTAATATTAAATTTCCACTTTCAGTTTTTATTTCAGTTCTCGTTACAAATTTTTTTGAATTATCATCATATTGAATCATTGCACCATCATCTAGCGTTGAGGCATTTACGTCACTCAAACCAGTAAATTTATTTACATTACTTTGAAGTTGAGCAACAGATGGTGATGTGACCGATACATTATTCGGTCCAGTTGAGTTACTATTAATCGTAGCTGTGGTATTAGTACCTGTACTATATGTAGCAGTAATATCGTTTGACATTTTTACCTTTTTAAATACTGTTTAATTACAATATTTATAATAATAAGGTACTAAATCAAAGACAATTATGTAATTTCAACTATTTTTTGTCAGCAGTTGCGTCTGAATTAGTTTCAGGTTTCTTTAATTCTATACCTAATTCTTTTGCAATTACAGCGTCATAGTGTGCCTGAAGAATTGCGACTTTTTCTAACTCTAAAGATAGTTTAATTTTAGTTGCTTGTAAATCTTGTCTTACAACAATAGAATTAAAAGTTTTAGGGTTTAAGTCACTTTTCTTATAGTCTTTACCGTCTATAGTAAATACTGCTTCTTGTGACGCAGGTGTAGGTGCTGTTGTTGAGTTGATTGCTTCACTACTCATGTTATATTTCTCCTTATTATTATACGTTAGGTCTAACAGTCATTAGACCTTCAATTACTCTTGTTACTGTACCTGAAGAATCTGTTATATCCATATCAAACACGTATCTTGCAGGTGCTTCTAAAGCTGCTGTTTGCGTTGCAGTTAGTGACATGGTGACACCACCAGTCGTTCTATCTGCCGTAAATTCTATGGTTAAATCTGTACGTGTTCTTGTACTTGCATAACCCAAAGCCATCTTTGCAGTTGCCGTATAACCAGTTAAATCTAACGGATTACCCGTACTATCTTTAACAGTTACAGTTGAACTGAAAGTGGTTCCTTGATCTATCGTAAAATTTGCTACAGCTGCCATACTACTATTTATACCAATTTTG